AATCCCGCTTGAGCCGTTTGCGTCGGCCGAACCCATGACCGGGGCGCCGCCCGACAACGAACCCGATGAGCAGCCGTCGCTGTGGGATGAGGAGGAAGCCGCGACGGCGGATCTGGAGGGCTGGACCGTCGCAGAGTTGAAGGACGCCCTCGACCAGATCGACGTCGCATACCCGGCCTCCGCCCGCAAAGCCGAACTCATCGCCCTACTCGAAGAGGCTGAACAGTGACTACGCCCAGTCCGGTGTCAGCACCCCCACGGGATAACTACCCGCCACTGTGCGACCCTAATGACCCGGACTGGGCGTCTTTCCAGGCGCAGGATCCCAACTATTTCCTGGCGGTGGCCGGGGCGCGGATCCGCAAATACTGCGGCTGGCGCATCTACCCGAATGACACCAACACGATCGACAAACTGCGGGTCCGCAGCAATGGGCGGATCATGCTGCCTTCGCTGTATGTGACAGGGGTGTCCTCGGTGTCCATCCAGACCGGCGTGGACACCGATGTCGTGTTGGATCCCGACATGTATGAATGGTTCGCCACCGGCTATATCCAGCCTTTGGGTTTGGGGACGGGCTGGTGGTGGGGCTCCTATAGCGGCTACTACTACGGCCCGGACACTCCCGCCTATCTGCCGTGGCTGAACTTCGGGTATGCCACCGTCACGTTCACGCATGGCTACCCGGCGGTGCCGGCGGATGTGAAAGCTGTCGCCTACGAGCTGGCCGAAGTCGCGGCGGAGATGACCGCCGGCAACGTTAGTGGGATCACCACCCCGGGCTATCAGCTGACCCTGACCCGCAACGCCGGCCTGAACCTCAATAGTGAGCAGATGGATCGGCTGTCCCCCTACCGGCTGCCGGTGGTGGCGTGAAGATCCCGGCGCCCTGGCCGGTGCTGCACATTCCCCGCACGGTGGACACCACCACCACCGACACGCACGGGAATCATCCGATCATCGACGGCGCCCCGGTCATCCGCTACGTCTACTCCTATAACCAGGCCGGCCGCATCGGCTCCTCCAGCGAAGTGATCTCCCCGGAGTTTCTGGATCGCATCGAAACCACCCTGGATATGGCGGTGCCCAATCCGCAGGACTATCACGCTTCCGACGGGGTCATCTTGGGCGGCACCGTCGACGAAGACGGCAACTACGACGGCGGCACCCAGTACTGGGTGAACGGCGACCCCACCAACGATTTCCCCGGCCCGTTCCCCAAGCTTTACAAGTGGACCGGGGGCCAGGTGAAGTTGCGGCGGATCACATGAGCGCCCCGCTGGTGGGGGCGGGCGAGGGCGCCGATCCCGGCGTTGAGGACACCGGGGCCGGGGAGCACCGTTTCCGCGACGGGTCGTCTATGACGATCGACAAGGCGGCGTTGGGTGCGATCGCCCAAAAGATTTTCCACGGCCCCGAAGTCGTCGCCGCTTTGACCGACAAGGTCAACCAGATGTGCGACTACGCCAATTCGCTGGCGGTGCAGAAGGGCGCCGAATACGCGGTGACCATCGTGGATGACTGGCCGGATTCGCGGCGGGCCCGCGCCAACGTCTGGTCCTCCAATTTCGCCGCCATGTTGGATGACGCCCATAACGCCACCCTGCTCAAAACGTTGGCGCATTTCGGTGGGAGCGCCGCCCAATGACAGCGCCCGTGCTTGATTATGGGGTGGCTCCTCCGCCGGCGGAAGCGCTGGCCGTCACCTATTTCGCGCCGCTGATGGCGCCGCTGCCGGTGATCACCCGCCTGCCCAAACCCGCGGCCAGCGCCGATATGGTGGCGCCGCTGCTGCGGGTGGAATCCGCGGGCGGGTTCATGCGCACCGACGAACTGTTGTTCGACATCAGTGTGATTCTGCACAGCTACGGCCCCGAAAATCAGGAGACCGTAGCCGAGACGAACCTGTGTACCGCGCTCGGCTACGGGGCGAGGGGCGTCAAATCGTTCACCATCACCGTGGACGGCACCGACTGGTGGGTCGCGCATTCCTGGGTGACCGCCGCGCCGTTGCGGCAAAACGATCCGCTGGTGAACATGACCCGATACCGGGCCATGCTCACCTGGCGTATCCCCGGGCAAGGTATCGGCGTGCCCTCAACACAAATAACGGGGCGGCGTGGCAAGCTAAACCATCGGTGATGCTTGTGCATTGCCGCATGGTTGAGCATGGAGGGATGTTGTGTCCGCACCTGTTATCGCTGAAGTCGCCGAGATCGCCGCCCCCTCTCCCAAGGTGACCGGTGGTGTCAGGTTTGCTCCGTTCGGCACCACCCTGCCCACCGACTCCACCAGCGCCCTGGATCCCGCGTTTGTGACGTTGGGGCGGGTGGAGCAGAACGGGCTGGACCGCACCGAGGACCGCCCGGAAGGCAAGCAGTATGACTGGGGCGGCAATCTGATCGCCATCCTGCAGGACCATTACGGTTTGCAGTTGAAGTTCCGGTTGTTGCAGATGATGAACGCCCAGGTGCAGGCCGCCGCCCACGGCGCCTCCAATGTGACAACCACCCCGGCGACCGCGACGACGGGCACCCTGATCACCGCCAATATCAACGGCCAACTTTTGGACACCGGGATCTGGGTGTTCGACGCCTATTACATGAAGATGACCGCCCGCCTGGTCCTGCCCTATGGTCGGCCCACGACTGTGGCCGGGCCGAAATGGTCGCATAAGGAATTGGCCACGTTCGATATGACGGTGGAAGCCTTACCCGACAACTCCAACAATTTCGCGTATGAGTATTGGGATGATGGGGTATTTGCCTGATGACCCCAGCCCCCGCTGTTAAGCGGGCGTCGGTTCCCCGGAACAAGGCGGCACCGTTATCGACCGGCCAAGTCAACGGTGCCGCCGCAAACGTTACACCCGCACGTCCACCGGAAAAAATAGACGTCCAGCTGCAACCCGACGTGCCCGAACACCCCTATGGGGATCGGGAGGTGTTCGTGTGGCGCCCCAAGGGTGGCGGGGATCCGATCGTGCTCCCGCATATCAACACGGTGAAAACCACCCAGGAATTCTTCGCCACGATCTATGACCTTAACGAAATGTTCCAATCGTTTGAGTGGCTGATCCTGGCCGGGGTTCCCAAAAACATCCGGCTACAAGTGGCGCGGCTGGGTGACACGGATGCCGCCGAACAATCGAAAATGTTTACGTCGTGGTTCGCCCCGATCACCCGGCCGCAGGGTGGGGAGCCGCCGGGGGAATCCTGATGCTCACCGCCGCGGTGGGCAGATACTGGCACGCACTGGTCCGCGACGTGCTGGCGCTGGGGTATCGGGTGTCCGACATGTTCACCACCCTCACACTTTCGGACATGGTGTCCATCGTTGTCGGCGCCCCCCCGTCATCGTCGCTGCGCTACTTCATCGACAACGGCTGGTCCCGCACCGACCATCTGCTGGCGAACCTAACCGAGACTCAGTCCGGGGTGGCGAAACTGTCCGGACCCTATGAACGCCCCGGCATCGGGGACCGCTCACCGGGCGAACAGTTGTTCCCCGCCGACGTCATGACCTGGGCCGAAATGGACGCCCTGGATGAGAAACGGGACAAAGGGGAACTGAAAACCGGCAGAGCGCACTCGCGGGTGTGGCGATGACCGCCCCCACCGGCGGCGGCGGCGAGCTGGGCACCGTCTTCATCAACGTCGCCCCCCAGATCAGCGGGCTGGCCAAAGCGTTCCTCTCAGCCGGCCGCGAAGGAGCCAAAAGCTTTTCGCAGGGCTTCATCGAAGGGATGAAACAGGCGCCCACCCCGCCTGACGGCTCCGTTCTCGGTGAGGTGATCGCCGGGAAACCCGTGGGCAGCGCCACCAAAACCATCGCCCAAAAAGCTGGTAAAGAAATCGGCGGCGGTCTGACTACGGGCATCAACGAGGGCATGAAAACCGCACCTACCAGCGGCGGCGGAGCGCTCGCCGATGTCGTTGCCGGCAAACCCGTCAGCTCCGCCACCAAAGCCGCCGCGACCAGCACCGGCAAGGAAATTGGGGGCGGCATCGCCAAAGGCGTCGAAGAAGCCGCGAAAACTCACAACATGGCGAAGGTCATCGTCCCCAACGCTGAAGAGACAGGCCGCAGTATCGGCGCCAAAATCGGCGGCGGCATCAAAAGCGCCCTCAGTTCTGCGTCCGGGGACGTGGGCGGCGCCCTGCAAGGTGTGCAGGACAAGATCAGCGGAATCGGGACCGCCGCCCAATCAGTCGGTCTGGACATCTCAAGCTGGAAAGCTCCGGTGAGCGACGCCGCCGCATCCGCCGATACCTTCGACAACAAAATCGGCAACGTGGCGACATCTGCCAAGGACGTCATCGGGATATTCAAAGACTTACCCGGCAAGATCGGGGACGCCGCCGGCAAGGCCACCCTGCTGGCCGGTGAAGTCGGCGCCGCCGTACTGGCAGCCAAAGCCCTCTACGATCAGTTCGTCCAACCGCTGGAGATCAAAATCCATGCCAGCGGAGGGTTCGGGAAATGGTGGGAAGAACACACCCCCGGCGATCTGAGCCGCTCGCTGGCCGATGCGTTGGGTGCTGATAAGTCGCGGAAATTTTTCGGCAACCTGTTCGGGTATGACCCGGAGCTGGGCCACGGCACACCGCCGGGACCGCTGGGTCTGGGTGGTGGCGGCACCTTTGAGGGCGGAAAGGAATTTCCGCCGGGTTTCATCGGGCCGATTCCCCGCGGTTCGGTGCGGACACCGTCGATGCCGAATATCTATCAGCAGTGGTACGGCCCCAATGCGGTGGAACCTTATAATCCGTCGGAAAGTCAGACGCGGGGATGGTCTGGTCCCGAACCAGGCGGCGCCGGCGGTGGTGGTGGTGGTGGTTCGTCGGGGTGGCGTAGACAGGAATCTTCCACCACCGATTGGGACGCGCTGGCCTCAGCTGAGTCTTCCGGCAATTGGTCGGATCCCGATTCCGGGGGGACCGGGCATTACGGGGGTTTGCAGTTCGATATGCCGACGTGGCGGGATTTCGGCGGGCTGGAGTTCGCTGATCGCCCCGATCACGCCACCCGTGAGCAGCAGATCATCGTCGCGGAGCGGGTTCCGATGGGGCAGCGCTCCAAACGGTGGGCCGAAACGTGGTGGACGCAGAGCAGCCCCCGCGGCGGCGGCGGAGGCGGCGGAGGCGGAGGCGGTAGGGGTAGTTCCCGGTTTCTACCGTCCGGCGGCGGCGGCGGCGGTGGTGGTGCCCCTGGCCGTGGCGGGGATTTCGGCGCCGCCGCCGGGGCACCGACCGCCGCCCCCCCCAACGAGAACGAGATCCGCTCCTGGGTGTCCGAAAACTTCGGGATCCCCAACACCTTCGGCACCGGATCCTGGGAAAACGCCTCCCATCCCAAAGACCAGGGCTGGCACGGCAAAGGGTACGCATTCGACTTCCACGGCACCCAGGAACAGATGGCCGACCTAGCGAACTGGGTGGCGCAGAACTGGGCCGGATACACCCTGGAACTCATCTACAGCGGCCCGGGATTTGACTCCAACAACTGCATCAAAAACGGGAAATTCGGCAGCAGCGCCTATGGCGCGGCCCTGCTCGCTGAACATACCGATCATGTGCATTGGGCGATGACGAAGGCGCCATCGCAAGCTGAGATGGCCGCCGCGACCAGTGGGCGCGGCGGCTCCCGCGTCAACATGGGCGGCGCCGGGGCCGGCGGGGGCGGCGGCGGGGCCGGTGGGGGCGGTGGTCCGTCCGGGCAGGAACTTGGCCAGTCGATCATCTCCGGCATGTTTCAGGAACTCGGTTTCCCCGACGTGTTCGGTAAACCGTTCACCCAGTGGGGCGCCTGGAAAATGGGGATGGGTGCCCTGCAATACGGCATGGGCATCGGTAATTATCTGACGCAGCCGGGCAGCAAGTTCGCCCCCCCATCTCCCAGCAATTTGCCGGGCGCCGCTGTCGGTGCGCAGCCCGGCGCCGCCTTGATGGGCGGACCCGGATCCGGTGGCAGTGTGATCAACAATTTCGATCTGTCTCACGGGTTGTTCGCCGGCAACGGTGCCGCAGCTGACATCAACAATCTGATCAGCCCGGCCGGCCCGGCGAGCTCCGCGTCCATGCCGGCCGGCGGTGCCGGCGGCCCGGCAGGAAACGGCGCCGGATGACCACACCACCCGTCACGTTCCCGCCGCCCAACACCTCCACGTCGATGGGCCGCCCACCGTTCACCGACGCCGCGATATCATTCGACAAGTTGCCGCCCGCGTTGCGGGGCATGGAAACCCACATCGTCTACATCGACCCGCAGTCCAATGTGTTCGATCTGGCCGGACCGATGAAAGGCCGCCAAGGTGTGCGCCTCGCGTCGCAGATCATCGGGGACCAGAACTGGCCCACCGACCAAGTCCTGGTCAACTCCCCCTACATGCTCGGCGCCAGCATTCAGCGCCAAAACATCGGGGAACGCCAGATCAATTTAAACATCATTATCGGCAACCATGCCCCGCCGATGACCGAATACCAGTACCGGATGGCTGAGCAACACTGGTGGGCCGGCCAAGACGAAGCCAACGACGGCTGGATGGGCGTCTACACCCGCTTCAGTGGCTGGCGGTGGATCCCGGTGCGCCCCAGGCAAACCGTATATAGCTCGCAGAAAATGGATCCGACCGCGTTCGGGAACAACTGCAGCTCCTGGGATCTGACCTGGCTGGCGGCCCGCCCCTACTTCACCAAACCCGCCCTGACCCTCGGGTTTTCGGCCGCGTCAGCCGGACCGGCGAAACCCCCGCCCGGTGGCCTGCTGGCCGGGCCGATCGACCAACTGCTGGGACAACTCTACTACTGGGGGACACTGCCGATCGCCAACCGCGGCGACTTACCCTCCTACGTCACCTATTTCGTGTCCTCACCCGGGCAGGCGATCGTGCAGGACAACCAGTCCACCCGCCTGGTCCCGCTACCCGAAACCGCCTCAAGTGTGGGGACGTTCATGTGCGACACCGAACCCGCGCACCGCACCCTGACCGCCGCCAACGATCCGCAGGACAACCTGCTGTTCGACCTGATCCGCCAATCCCAAATCCTCGACTTTTTCCTTGGCGGTATCGCCAACGAAGGCCTGCCTTTGCAGCTGCAGTTTCAGAACCGGTTCATCTATCAGATCCCGCCGAAGACGATCTGCCAGTTCACCGTCGGGCATTCGGACCCGAACGGGCAGATCGTCGCGATGTTGGCACAGCGCTTCAAACGGAGCCGTTGATGAGCCAAGCCTTATCTACTCTGCTGGGCGGCCCCACCAACTTTGATGTGGGGTTGCAGTTCAACCAGTGGGTCGACAAACTCCTACCCCAGGTCGGACCCGACGTCCCCGACCTGATGACCCAAACCGCGGCTTGCGCCACCTACCTGTCCGGGGTGCGTCACACCGTGCTGGAGGGCGCCAAGCAGCATCCGCTGATGCGGATCACCGACGGCGACTTGAACGTGATGAACACCGTGGAAGGTGAACTGGATTGCACCGTCGAAGAATTGATGGACGACACCGGCAAGTGCACGCTTACCATCTTGTACGACAACTGGCTGGTCGACTGGATGACGCATCAAACGATGCCGATCTCCGATTTGAATCTGATCATCGACTTCGACCCGATCAACCCGAACTGGCGGCGCCGGTGGGGCGGCAAGATCACCGAAATCCACGTCGCCAAAGATGAGCAGGGTATCCACCGAATCACGTTGTCCGCGCTGCATTTCCGCGAGCACGCCAAACGCCTGTTGGTGGCCTGTAACCCGGTGCTGCCGCCGGAGGTGATGCTGCCCAAGATGTACGTCATGCCCGGCCCGGTGCGTACTATCTGCGCGCTGACAGCGTTTATGAATCTGGGGCGGCTGTTCATGCCGGGCTGGTCGACGATCACCAACGTGTTCAACCCGGCCGGCTGGATCAGCCCGCTGTCCCCGGACGCGGTGATCAATTTCTTGCCCACCAACTGGCCCATCCAGGTCGCCTTCGTCGATCCCGTCTTCGACCAAAGCAGGTGGTCGACGATCGGGGCCACCTACTCCACCGACTGGCACAACGCATTCAAAGACGTGCTCACCGACGCCGGATGCATGATGCGCTGCTACACCTACCTCACCACCGACGAAGATTCCCCTAACACCGAGCTGGCCAACATTTTGAATCTGGCGCCCGACATCTTGGAGATGCTGACCGGGGTGAATCTGGAATCCCTGGAACAGGGCATCGACAAACTGGTTGCGCCGCTACGCAATTGCTGCGTCTTTTCCTTCGAACAAAAAGATGGGATCACCGGGCCGACCGGGACCGCCGCCGACGGCCTGATTTCCGCCGTGGCGATCACGCTGGATGATCTGATCACCCCCGTCGTGGTGGATCCCAGCACCGGCAACGCGTGGGACGCCGGCAACATCCTCAACGGTGAACCCGTCTACGACGCGGCTGGGGTCGGGGAAACCTACCTGCTGCAACAATTGGCGGACGTCGCCCCCGCCGTCCCGAAAGTGATCTGGTGGGACGGGCAGTACAACGGCATGATCAACACCGACCTCACCTGGCACAAAGGGTCCGTCAAAACCGTCATGACCGGATCCAAGAGCCCGGCGATCGTCAATGAAGCCATCAGCTTCGCGATCCGCTACTCACTGGCCCAGCTGTCCTCGGTGATAAATTTGTGGCTGGCCAACGTGTCCGGGCAAACCCAGGTACCCGGCACCCCCGGTTTGGACAACCTGTATATGGGGCAACTCAGCGATGTGTTTTTGGCGTGGGAACGCTACACCGACCCGATCCGCGCCCTCAATAGTGGGGATCTGGCTTGGGAGGAGCACTTCGAAAAAGGTAGCGGCACAGCATATACGCTGGCCGCCGTCCTCACGCTGCGCGACGGGAATTGGAAGACAAGAGCTTTCGCCGCATTCAAAGCTGAAACCCTGAACGGGTGGCCGTGGATCGCTGACCTGGATTTCGGTTTGGGGGATCGGGTCGGGTTCGAGCAGGACGGCATCATCTACGTCGATAACGTGTTCGGCATCAAGCGGGAATGGTCCTGGCGGTCCCCGCTGCAGGTATCGGTCAAGATCGGCGAGGACAAGCAGCGCGCCGATCCGTTCAACGCGGCGTTCAAAACCATCGCGGGTGTGTACGCGTTCGCCGGGCAGCTGGCCGGCGAAGGAACAATCTTCTCAGGCGGCTGAACCATGGACGACGAAGTCAGGCGCGTACAGGCCGCGTATCTGCGGATCCTGGAGGCGTTGGATTATGTGGTCGACGCCGACGGCAACTTTCATTCGCTGCTGGCGATCCCGGCCACCAAGATCGCGATCGCGTTTCATCTGGCCAAGTGCGGATTTCAGCAGACCGGCACCGCTTATGTCAGCCGCGCCCCCCAACCTCAGCCGGTGCCCGCGCCGCTGCCGGCGGAGGGTTGGCACACCCCGCCCATTGTTACTTATGAGCATGTTCCGCGGGGGCAGCGATGACCCAACCCTCCATCGGCGACCTGCTGTACCTTGCAAGCTATGTGATCCGGGTGCGGGTATCCGCACTTTCGACGCCGCCGGATACGCCCAATCAGTACACCGCTGATCTGCACGTGATGGGCGATCAGGGCGCGATGGCCCTAGACGGGCTCGCGGGTGCGCCCGGCGATACCGGGTTGCAGGAGTTCGCGTTCCGCCAACAAGACGACGCCAACGTCAACAGCTCCGCGGATCTGCCGACCGATCTCACCGATACCCCCGACGACATCGGGAAATATTGGTTGATCGATACCCTCGACACCCAAGGTGTGGTCATCAAAGAAACCGCGTGGACGTGGTACGGCACCGGGTGGCGCGAATTCCAGATGGGTGTCGTGGGCCCGCCCGGCCCGGTCCCGGCGATCGGGATCAGCCAAACCCTGATCGACCCCAGCGCGCAATCGTATATCAACACCAGCGGCGCCACCGTCGAACCGTCCTGGGAATTTTATTTGGCCGAACCCAAAGGCCCCGCCGGCCCAACCCAACCGTTGGGAACCTTCCCCGACGTCGACATGTCCACCCCCGCCGTCACCAACGATCTGCTGGCCTACAACGGAACCCATTGGGCGCCGTTCGCCATGCAACAACTACTCCCGGGCCCCTACTCCATGCCCGAGAGCGCCTTCTCCAGTTTCACCGGCGTCACTCAGCAGGCGTTGATCGGCAGCTTCACCGTGCCCGCCCAAAGCTTCGACTGGACCCCGGTCGTGTGGGGACATATCGGGATGGGCGGGGCGAACCTGTCGGCGGATCCGCTGCGGATCGGCTGCCAAGTCCTGCTCGGCGACCCCGTATCGGGCACGATGGTGGCCCGCGGACTGGGAACCACGCTGGGCAAAGTGACGATCATGCCGCACTACTCCACCGCCGCGGCTAAAGCCCAGGCGATGACCCCCACCAACCAGTACGCCATGGTGGCCTCCGGGCAGTCCGGCGCGCTGCACGTCAACTTGTGGAACGACGGGCAGCTGGGTTCCTACACGTTCAGCCCCGGCGGGGCGCAACTGTTCATCATGGCCATCCCGGTCAACGTGGCCGCGCAACTGGCAGGAGGCGGCGGATGACTGTGACCGTCGGGGACAGCGTGTTCCTGGAACAGTATCTGATCAACACCCGCGTCTACGGGGTCGTCGTACCCGCCGGCAGCCCCCCGGAATTCTGGGCCACCTACGAAATCCAGTCTGATCAGGGCACCTTGACGATGGCCGCGGTGCTGGGACCTCAAGGCCCGGCCGGTGCTGACGCGTTCGCCATGCATCTGCAAACCGACCCCTATGACAGCCCGGACGAGCTGCCCAACACGCTGACCAACACTGTCGCTGATATCGGGAAGTACTGGGCGTTCGACGATCTGGACGCTTCCGGCAACGTCATCGGCTCTTCGTTGTGGGTGTGGTACGGCACCTCTTACCGCCGTCTGATGCTGGGTTCGCCCGGGCCGCCGGGCCCGGTGCCGATCATCACCCCTTCGGTGAGTTTGATCCCGCCGGATCAGAACTCGTCGGTGACCGTCGGCGGCACCCCGCCCTATCCCGATTGGCATCTGTTTTTGCCGGCGGTGCCCGGACCCACCGGACCCGCCCCCGCGATGGGCCTGTGTCCCGACGTGGATCTGACCACCACCGCGCCGAGCGCCGGGGATCTGCTCGGCTACACCGGGCGTACCTCCACGATCAACGTCGACCCCCCAGCCAAACCCACGCTGGTGACTCAGGGCACCGGCGGCACCCTGCCCGCGGGCACCTACTGGTGGGGCGTCACCGCCACCACCAGCCTGGGCGAAACCATCAGTTCCCCCGAGGTGTCGAGCACCGTCACCGGCACCACCAGCTCAGCGACCCTGACCTGGACACGCCCACCCGGGGCGGCGGGCTACAAAATCTATCGCGGCACCGCCTCGGGTGTGCTGTCCACGCTGGTGCACACCGTCACCGGCGGCGCCACCGTGACCTACACCGACACCGGCGGCGGCGCCGCCGCCACCCCACCGGGCTCCAACACCGCCGGCGTCGTCTACCCGATCTGGGTTCCGGTGTCGGTGGCGCAGCTAGTACCCGGCCCGTATTCCATGCCCGAAAACGCGTTCACCAGCTTTTCTGGGGTCAGTAGCTCGGCGCCGATCGGATCCTTCGCCATCCCACCCCAACCCTTCCCCTGGACCCCGGTCGTGTGGGGACACATCGGGGCATTCGGCATCGAACTATCCGCCGACCCGATGATGATCGGCTGCGAAGTCCTGCTCGGCGACGCCGCCTCCGGGCAACAGATCGCCCGCGGCTTCGGCAACAGCCTCGGCGAAGTCAACATCATGCCGCACTACTCCACCCCCACCACCCCGTCCGGGGCCCTCACCCCCACCAACGGCATGGCCGTCGTACCCGCCAATCACAGCTCCCCCGCCCAGGGCACCATCTACGTCAACCTGTACAACGACGGCCAAGTCGGCCTTTACCAATTCAACCCCACCGACGCCCAGATCATGGTGCTGATCATGCCCGTCAATCCCGGAGGCTAATTTTATGGCTGGGGCAATCGATCTTTTCGCCGGATCCTCACCGATCGCCGGTTCTAATCTGTGGGACGTCAACAAGAACCCGCTCAATCAGCTCAACCAGGGCATCGACGACGTCATCGGTAAACAAGCCGGCTCCGCGGGCTCCCAAACCACCCAGGCCCTTCAGTCGCTGATCAACACCATCGTCGGCAAAGGTCTGGATTTTCTCACCACAACCGGGCCTGAGGCGTTGCTCTCCGATGTTGATCAGTTCTTCACTAACCTGCTGAAGTTTTTGGGCGAACTTGACCCGCTGTCATCGTCTTTCGATGTCGCCGCCGCCGCCCAGACTTTCCTGAACACCATTTTGATCCCGACCAACCTCATCGCCCCACTCGTCGAAGACGCCTCCAACATCATCTCCGGGGTGACCGGATTTGTGCCGATGGCCAACCTGGACACCGCGCTGCTAACCGCCGTAATCGGCGGCGCACAGGCACTGATCGACGCCATCCTGGAAACCGTCGGCATCCCCGCCGGGTCAGGCACCGAAACCCAAGTCAACCAATACTTCAGCGACCTGCTCAACATGCTGGCCAACCCGAGTCTCACCTCAGGCGGGTTCGATCCGGCCGCGGCAGTGGCCACCTTCATCAACGACATGATCCACCCCACCAAACTGTTGGCCCCGCTCAACCCGGTCACCCAGCTCATCGACCACTGGACGCTGCCGGCGATCCCGGTCGGTGCCATCGGCCAGATCCTGCCCAACCTGCTCGCGAACCCCAGCTTCAGCAGCGCCGCCTCCATCGCGAACAACCCGAACTGGTCTTGGGCGTCGGGGGTCACCCATCTAGCGGATGGGACCGGCTCAGCGACCGCCACCGCCAACGGCACCACCAAAAATTTGCTGTCGGATCCCGCGGTCCCGGTCAGCGCCAACCAGATCCTCAATATCTCCACCTGGCTGCAATGGTCGGGTGTCACTGCATCCGGGCCGGCGTTCGCCCTGTCAGTGGTCCCCTACCTGGGCAGCAACGCCGCCGGCTCGACGGTGCTGCAAACCATCTCCAACCCGCCCGCCGCCGGGGCGTGGCAACAACTGTCCGGAACCTACACCGTCCCGGCGTCGGGGGTCGACAACATCCGCATGCAACTGCAAATCCTGCCCGGCGCGTCAGCGGGCAGCACCTGGTGGGATGACGGCGCGGTCACCAAAGTGCAGCTGTGGGCCGAATCCTGGACCGCCGGGCTGACCGGGGACCTCGGCAACCTGAACACCGCTGTGCTCGCCCGCGCGTTGCAGACCGATGTCATCGCGCTGGCCAACAACCTGGGCTTGGGCAGCTTCTCGTCGATCAGCGCCGCCCTCTCAGCGATCACCGCCCGGCTGACCAACATCGGCGCTGCCGGTTTGATCGCCCCGGCGGGGATCCCCAACATCACCGCCGCCATGTCCAGCGATCTGCAGTCCGTCGTCGACGGCATCGTGGCGGCGACCGGCGGACCGGCCAGCGGCAACCCGGTGACCGCTGTGCAAACGGCGATCGAGAACATACCGCACGTCAACGTTCTCGGTCTGCTCGGTGCCGCCGATGTCGGTGCTGCGTTGCAAGCTCATGTCGACACGGGTGTGCAGGCGATCACGGGCGGCACGGCTACCGGCTCAAGCCTTGCCCTGTTTCACAATGCGCTCGCCGCGTTGACCAGTTTTCTCGGTTACACGACAAGCGGCGTCCCGCAAGCGAATTCGGTTGCGGCGATCAGTCAGGCCGTCAGTCAGACGTTGGCGAATCAGGCAATCGCGAAGCCGATCAAGTACGGCATCGACCCGACGACTGACGGGCCGTACGACGTTTCGAACCTGATCAACAACAGTTCGACGTTGCCGTGCGTTCAAGCGACACCGAGCAATTCGGTGATGTGCTTCGTGCCCACCCCTAACGGCGGTGTCAAGCAGTCGGTGCGCTGGCTCGGCTACGGACTTTCGGGTCTCTCATCGTTCGTCGTCACCGTGTACAAGATGAACACGAATACCGGTGTGGGAACACAGGTTTACACTTCCGGCAACATCCTGTCGCTGGTGGCCGGCGGCGGCGCACCGGTGTGGAATGCGCTCAACCTGCCGAGCAACAAGTTCATTTCTGCTGCACAGCAAGACATTTACTGCCTCGAGATTCAGGTAACCGGTAGCGGTAACTATAACGTTGCGGGCATGCTGTCTGCGTTGCCGAGCCATCCGAGCGCGATACCCGCTGCGCTCGGTGCGACCCGCACCGCTGGTGTGCCGCCCTCGACCTTCCCGAATCCCGCTGGCGGCACACCAGTTTCGTATAACGCGAATACACCGTGGCTCGGGCTCGCCGGCAGTGCCGGTGCAACACAGTACCCGGCCGTGCTTGTTCCGGTCACCGCATCGGGCACGTTCGACCCGACGCAGTACGGTTGGGCTAATTACTTCGATGTCATCGTTGCCGGTGCCGGTGGTGCCGGTGGCGGTGCAACGTTCTACAGCAACGGCGGTGCTGGTGGTCAATGCGGCACGTGGTACACCACAACGATCACGAAAGCCCAAGGCGGCTCGTCGCTTTGGACGTTCACGATCGGTGCGGGCGGCACATGCGCCGCGGCGGGCAGCGGCACCGCCGGCGGCGGCAGTCAGGTTTCGATACCGGGTTACGGCAACCTCACCGCAGCAGGGGGTGCCGGTGGTGCGGGCGGCGGTGCGACCGGTGCTGCCGGTGCACCGGGAACAGCCATGCCGAATAAGAGTTACCCTGACCATTACGGGAACGCGCACAACTATTCCGGTGGTGCGGGCGGTGCCAATCCTTTCGATCCCGGTGGCGCACCCGGTGGCGGCGGTGCCGGTGGTAGTAAGTCTATCGCCGCTACTGCCGGTGGCAGCGGCGGTAACGGCATCGGGTACGTGCTGGTGTATCAGTAATGGCCTGGGTCATCGCCACACCACCAGCCGGCGCCGCCCCCCGCAGCGGCTGGACACCCACACCCATCGCCGGATCACAGCCCCCGACATCGGGCTGGATTACTAACCCGCTGGCCTTATTCGGCGCCGCGGGCACACTGTCGGTCAGTATCGCCCTGACTATTGCGACGGTGCCCGCCGCCCTGTCCGGCGCCGGTACCCTGACCGCGTCCGGTCACGCCATTATTCCCCGCCCCGCAGCATTAGTCGGTGCCGGAACACTGGGCGCCGCCGTCTATCCCCGCGCCCTATCGGCGGCCACGCTGTCCGGCGGCGGCGCCCTGGGGGCCAGCGCCGCTCAGCTGCCCATCCTGCCCGCCACCGCCACCGCCGGCGGCGAGGGCACCCTGAGCGCCGCCGCCTCCATCGACGGCCTGTCCGCCTACGCCGCCGAAGTCGTGGTCATCACCGACGGCCTATCAGCCACCGTCACCCCCGCCGTCCCGCCCCCCGACGGCCTGTCCGCGACCGCGACGGGACACTAATGGCCGGAACACTGTCTGCAACCGTGACCGTCAGCCTCATAGGCTCAGCCGCGGCCCCCTTCATCGGGGAAGGCACCCTCTCGGCGATCGTCCCCTACGCCGAAACCACCGCCACCCTCGCCGGAGCCGGTGCACTGTCGGCCACCGCGACACCGCGCTACCTGATCCCCGCCGCCCTAGCCGGCGCCGGAAGCCTGGCTGCCGCCGCCAGCCCCCAAATCGCCGCCGCCGCCGCGCTAGCCGGGGGCGGCGCCCTGAGTGCCGCCGCCTACCCACAAACCGCCGCCGCCCCCGCCCTGGCCGGGTCCGGCACCCTGTCCGCGACCGCCGCCCTGGCCGCCCCGAGCTTCGACACCGTCGGAACAGGAGCCGCACCCGCAAGCCAACAAAGCACACTAACTTGGACGCATACAGCTACTGCGGGCGCCGACGTCTACGTAATGCTGGGAACCAGCCTGCGCACCAACAACGCTTTCGTCAGTTCCGTCAAATACGGGACCGCCACCATGACAATGGTCGACTGGATTGCGGGTGCGGCTTCCCAAACGCTTTTCCTGTATCGCCTCACCGCCGCACCTGGCGGCGCGCAAACCATCACCGCAACATTCACCAGCGCAAACAACAACATCGGCCAATCCGTTTCAGCCACCAATGTCACATCAATATCAACCGCCCAAAAAGTCAGCGGCAACAACGGCCCAGCCAGCCAATCAGTAACATGCGGCGCCAGCCAACTGATCATCCAAGGATTCAGTGTCGCGCAAGCACCAAGTGGTTGGACTACTACCGGCGGCACCAATGACTGGGCGGGCAGGGCAGCCAACGGCCCCGAGGGACTCACGATGAATCACGCCACCGCGACGACCACATTTACCGGCAATAACACCAGCTATTGGAACGGCATCGCCATCATCCTGTCCTAAACAAACGATCGGAAGGAAAACCACTGTGGCACTTCAAAACCTGACCCCCGTGCAAGACACCCTGCAGGGCTGGCAACTGCTCACCCCCGACGATATGCATTCTGCGCTGGAATACCTTGCCGCCAAGGGCTACACCGGGTCTGTGAATTCACTGATCGACCCCGGCTCCGGCGCCCTGACCTGGCAGCTGATCCTGCAGTCCACCACCCGCCAATCCAGCCAGGCCGTCGCGGTGATCAACGACTGGGTGATCATCGAAAACGACGCCATCGCGTCGATCTGTCCCGCCGAAGAATTCGACGCCCGCTACCAAACCACACCCTAGAAAGGAAAAGTAGTTATGGCCATCGCAGTAGGCTCCACCCGCCAATCTCTGGCGAATTCCTACGCCGCGCTGGGGAACTGGCTGGGGGCAGCCACCGGCAACCCCGGCACCACCACCACCCCGGCTAATGAGGTGACCGGAGGGTCCCCCGCATATGCCCGCGGCCAAACCACGTGGTCGGCGGGATCCAACGGCGTATCCAACGGCACCGCCACCACCCTGAATTCCCCAGCAGCCACCATCACTTATGTGATCCTGGCGTCTGCCGCGACAACGGGCGCCGCCAACCAATTGGATAACTGCGCGATCACGTCGGTCGTGCTGTCCGGTCAGGGTCAGATTGTCATCACCCCCACCTACACGCAAACCTGATGACCTCGGTGGGCGGCGGTGTCGGTGTCCTGTCGGTGGTGGTGTGGCCCACCCACGCCGGGGCGATCAACCAACACGGCGAAGAACCCCTATCCAACCTGGACTATCGGCGCGGGCAGATCAGCTGGGCGGTCGGCGACGACGGGAAAATCCGGGGACACACCACCATCCACGTGCCGGCCGGGGAATGGGACTGGATCGTCTACTGCCATCACCCCACCGATCCGATCATCATCACGGCCACCAAATTCGCTCACCCGCTGATCCTGCCCCGCCCCGGCGCCATCGACCTGCGCGACATCGACGAGAACGACATTCAACTGTTCGGCCCCGATTCGGTACTACATAACTAGGAGAAAACCCGTGACCGCGCCACGCTCCCCCACCCCGCCGCAATACAGCACCGGCACCCTCAAACAGGATCCCGACAGCCTGGCCGTCGCGGTCAGAACCAACATCCCCGATCCCGACAGCGCGCACGATTGGGGGGTGATGACCGTGGACCGCGGCGGTTATTACGCGGGCTGGGATGAGATCGCCGCCTGGACCGACGTCGGATGATGAGATGCGCTGGCCGGCGGTCATGATGGCGATTCCCGCAGTGCTGTGCTGTCCGAGTGTGCACGCCGACCCGGTGCCTATACCGGTACCGATACCGGTCCCCGAGCCGCCCGGGTTCGTCAGTACCCTGCCGGCGCCCCCGGTGGGCACCGCCGCCGGTATCGGCGCGGCCGGGGTGGCGGTCAGCGCGCCGCAGCTCGCCCCGGCGGTAGCCGGATTGTTCATGTGTCCGGGCCGGGGCGCCTCGGCGGCGGTGCTGGGCTCGATCGGCGGCGGCTACTGCAACTTCGCGTTCGAGCAGATCGCGCTGCCCGGCGGCATCGTCGGCACCATGCACGTGCACTGCGAGTGGGGCTCAGCCGGCTCGATTCTGTCCCTGTTCAACTGCTGGCGGGTGTTCCCCGGCCAACCCGACCACCCCGCACTCAATGACCCCGACATCATCCCCGACGGGTGGGGGGTGCCGTGGGCCCTGACCGGGCCGACACCTGATGATCAATGGCCACCACCCGGGCTGGCGCCCGCGCAGAGTTTCTCCATCCCCACCCAACCCTCCGGGCCCCCGCCCGGACCACCACCACCGGAAGGAACCCCACCGTGACAGAACACGCGCTGCACTACGATTCCGCGATCATCCCCCAGGAAACCGGGTACTGGTGTGGGCCCGCATCCGCTCAGGTTTGTCTGAACATCCGCGGCATCCACGTCGACGAAGCCACCCTGGCCGCCGAATGCGGCACCGACGAAGGCGGCACCGACTACGTCGGGCTGATCGAAAACTGCCTCAACGCACGCCTAGACGGCGAACCCTACACCTCCGTCTACGCCGAAAACATGCCCGACGCACAAGCCAAGGAACGGTTCTGGAATGAGGGGATCCTGCGTTCCATCGACGCCGGCTACGGCATCGTGATGAACTGGGTCTCGCCCGAGGGTAATCACCCGCAGGGGATCAAAGGATCCGCGTCCCCAAACTATGTCGGCACGATCTACCACTATGTCACCTGCGCCGGTTACGACGACAATCCGTCGCAGCGGGCGGTGCTCATCGCCGATTCCGGGTTCTGGCCCTGGACCTACTGGATCAGCTTCGAGCAGTGCGCCACTTTGATCCCGCCCAAAGGCTTCGCCTACGCAGACGTCACCATCCCTGAGGAGATCGATATGTCCGAAGAATACGCACGCCAATCCTTTGAACAGCTCGCCGGCCCCGACGCTGACGCCGGAGCATTCGGCTGGCCCCAACTGGGCGGCAGGACGGTGGTCGACGCGTTGGCGGTCATCGGCGCCGAACTGGGAATCGAGGGCTTCGGCCCCCCTTTAGACCGGGATCAGGATTGACGGCGTGTCTGACGTTCGCCGGGACCTGGGCGGCACCCGGGACGGGCTATCCGTCTGAAGTCGCGCACGCCTGCACCGATCTGCTCGAAGAGATCCCGGTGCAGGCCCCCTGGTCCTTCGGGCCGATCCCGCCCGGACAGATCACCGCCCCCTCCTACCAGGATTCGGTGGCGATCGCGGTGGACTGGGCGGTGCACTGGATCGAAACCCACCCCGAGCGGCCCATCATCCTCGGCGGCTACTCCCAGGGCGCCGAAGCCGCCTCCCGGGTCCGCATGGAATTCGAGATCGGGCGCCTGAGCACGTTGCGCCCCAACTTCATCGCCGGCTACACCTTCGGCAACCCGTCGCGGCACCTCGAACACACCTTCTACAACGGTCCGGCCACCGACGGGGAAGGCATCGCCGCCTTCCGGCTGCCCGCCCTCGGGCACGAATGGTGCGAACTGGTCGACACCTACGACATCTACGCCGGAGTGCCCCCCACACTGACGGGGGAGATCATGCACGATGTCTACACGCTGTGCACTCAACTGCAGCTCGCGGACCCGCATCAGTTCGTGACGGATCTGGTCGCCAACTGCATCGAAATCATCCAGAACCTGGACGGCAACGCCCACGACGACCTACTGGACGGGGCAGCGCGCCACGGCCTGGACCTCTCCGGGGCGCGGATCCTGGCGCCCGAAGATTTCGCGCTGACCACCGACCGCATCCTGTCGGTGAAGGGCATCGCCGCCGCCATCCAGGCCGCCGTACTCGGTATCCAATTCCTGTGCTGGACACCCCCCACAGCGCCCCACATTGAATACCACCTGCGCGAAGTCCTACCAAGCCAAACCTATGTGGAACTAGGGGTGCAGCATGTCCGCGACTGGGCGAACCGCATACTGGCGTGACGTGGCCGAGCGTGCCATCCGCTCCGCCGCCCAAGGTGTACTCGCCGCCCTCGGCGTCGGGACAGCGACGTTCGATCCCGGCGGCCTGCCCTGGCTGGATGCCCTCTACATCGGCGCCGTGTCCGCTGCCCTGTCCGTGCTGATGTCGCTGGCCGGCCGCAAGATCGGCGACCCTAAAACTGGAAGCTGGCAGCCGTCACCCAATCTCAGCTCGCGGGTGATCCCTATCTGATCGGCGGTGCGGCACGGCTAGATCCGACCGGCGGCGAAATCGCTTAGGACTTGCGGCACCGAAGTGTCGAAGCCAGCAACGTCCATCTGACGTGGATCTTCAGGGTTGGCAATACTTGTGCCAGTTGCTGTCATCGCTACGACAGCCAGGCTGACATCATGGCCGATCATGTTTCGGTACTGGTCAAGAGCCTGCCAAGGATGGATGTTGCCGAACCACGTCTCGTTGTCCGTGTAAATTTGGATTGCCGAGAAGTCGAGTTTGTTCTTCATCGCATAAACCATCGGCAAAGAGCAATCTGTTCTTCCGAATCCCAGCCCGGCCATGTAGGTGCACACATCGTCGAGGCGCCGGCGCGGTGTGATGTCCAGCCGCGCGGCCACCGAGGACTGGGTGCCCCAGCCCATGCCGTAGTGGTTGGTGCGGGTGCCGTCGGAGAAGCCGATGATGTCGGCGTTGCGCTCGACGTTCAGGCTCACCAGACTCAGCGCCGCGCACACCTCCCGGCAGGAGATCGGCAACCCGCCGGCCGGCGAACCCATCGAACCCGACACGTCGCAGGCCAGCAGCATCGACTTGCCGGACGGCTCGACGGCGCCGTAAGCGGCGTAGAACGCGGCGTCCAGCGCGTCGGTGATCTTCGGTGTCGGCTCCCAGGTGGAGTCGCCGCGCACCGAGCGGGCCGACGCGTAGGTGCGCTGCGCGACCAGCACGTTGATCGGATGCACCCGGCCCTGCTTGAGTTTCTGCGGGTCGGCCAGCTGCGCGGCGATCACCCCGCCGGTCTTGCCGGTGGTCAAACCCAGCCGGGTCAGCCGCGGCAGCTGACGCATCAACGCGGTCTGCGGCATCCCCTTACCGATCAACGCCTCCCACACCAGCGCCTCACCCAGCAGCTTGTCGGGCAGCATCTCCCACGACAGGTCATGCTCGCCGATCAGGTTCACCGCAGCCAACGCGGACGCGTTCTGCACCTGCTCGTAGGCGCCGACCAGATCGGGCAACGCCGAATCGGCTTCGCCCAGGTGATAATTGCTGACGCGGTGGCTGTTGACGATCCGCAGGACATGCTCGTCATCGCGGCCGGTCATCGTGTCGACGATGTAGCGGTACAGCCTGTCGCGCACCGCCTCAACCGGGCGGGGATGGCTCAACGCGAGCAGGTCGGCGTGCCGCCAACCTTCACGCTGCCGGTACTTGAGGATCTGGTAAGTGAGCCGGTCGACGTCCTTGCCGTTGTACCAGCGGGCGACAGCCTTGACCAGCGCGGGACCCCAGCCGCGGAACTGCTCCACATACCCGGCGAACAAAAACATGTGGCTGCCGGTGCGGCACACCGCGGGCAGCTTGGACAGCGCGTAGGCGCGGCCCGCCTGGTCGGCCTCCGACGCGGCGATCGCCAGCGCGAAGATCGCCGGGTTCACCTTGGGTGCGCGCCCCGCTGTGGAGACCGCGACGATCTCATCGACCAGCGCGGTCGGGTTGCTCTGCGCCAGCCGCAGCACCACCTCGGCGTTGTCGCGGGTCAGCTCGGGAGCCGACGTGTAGTAGGTGCCGCCGGTGGTCCCGATTGTCAAGAAGCGGCGCAGCCGGGCCATGTCGTCGATCGCGAACACGTAGCCGCCGGCGGCGTTGCGCACCGTCGCCGCCCCGGCGGGCGCCGACTGCGGCGTGGCCTTGGTGGAGAAGCCCTTGAGGGCGTCCGCTGTTGCGCGTGTGTGGATAGCCATGCGTTTCCTTTCCTTGTTGGGGCGTGGGCGAAGTTGTTTCGACCGGCACTTGGATTCTCCTAAGGAAAAGGTAACCGACCAGAATCCGGCTCACGCCAACACTTTTGGGGCACGGGCGAAGAAGGTGCGACCGCATCAATGCCAGATAAGCGACCGCGAACGGCTCGTACCACAAGTTTCAGGGTCTGGGCGAAGTTCAGGCTCCGGCGCGGGTCCGGCGAAGCCGGCCACCGGGTTGCCCCGGCCAGAGGTACTTGCCCTGTCCTCCTAGCGTTTACGGTCCGCTCGACCTGGTGACAGATAACCGAAGACCTATCGGCTCAGACCCGTGGTTTCGGGTGGGGGGCGAAGGGGTTGGTGACCGGAAAGGGCTTACGCCCATGCGACTTAGGCCACTCGTCCACAGCCCGAAGGCTGGCGGGATTCGAACCCGCGCTCTCACTTTTGCAGAAAGATAACCAATCACACGGTCGGCTCCCCACCACAGTTCTAGGGGCGCGGGCGAAGAAATGACAACCGGACTGCGGGATTGAACCGCAAACCGGCCCCTGCACGGGGCTGATTCCGAACCAAAGGTAACCGACCATCTGCCGGCTCGCGCCACCCTATGAAATTCTCAAACGACACGGCTGTAACTAACACGCAGCGCATACCTGTATACCCCTTTCCACCCCGGAGGTGCAATGCATTTTCCGCGTGTCGCGTGCTTTTGCTCATCCGGTCGGGTAGATCCCACTGGGGGATCAGCCACCCTTCGCTGTTCTCAACAATCATGCAACGAGCATTGCACATTGGGGCGGGTTTGTTCAACCACGACACGCCCCACACCCCAACCCCACGACACGCCCCCAATACGATTGCATCACACCACCTAAAGTGCAATGCTCAACAACCATGCCGAAGCACCGCATCGATCTCATCGGCTCCGCCGAAGCAGCGCAACTCCTCGGCATCGACAAACCCACGCTGACCCGCTGGGTCAAAGCCGGCCGCGTCAAAGCCGCCCACAAATTCCCCGGCAAAAACGGGGCCTTCATCTTCCACCGCGCCGACATCAACGCCCTCGCCAACGAAAGAAGCGCCTCATGACTGACGAAGACTTCGCCGCCGCCCTCCTCGACCTCCACCAATCCGCCAAAACCATCCTCGACACCCAACCCCCACACACCTCCGTCCAACGATGGCTCTCAGACCCCACCATCGCCGAACAACTACTCAACGACGACGACGACTAGCCATGGCAACAGAGCTATGTCCCGTCTGCGCGCAACACCTTCCGCGCTGCCCAGTCTGCCGCAACCCCGTCCTCCCCAAACGCTGCAACCCCAACGGCAACATCGACCAACACCTCGACAAAGCCGGACGCCAATGCAAAGCCGCCGGCCTGCCCTACCGACTCACCGAACCCCCGGCCGCATGAGCCGCCGACCGTTGCTTCTAGATCTCTTCTCAGGAGCGGGCGGCGCAGCAATGGGCTACCACCGCGCAGGCTTCGACGTGATCGGCGTCGACATCACCGAACAGCCCAACTATCCCTACGACTTCGTCCAAGGTGACGCCCTGCAATGGCTCAACAGCGGCATCCCATCCGCCATCACCGCCATCCACGCCTCACCCCCCTGCCAGTTCTACGCCAACGTCACCGCCTGGCGCGGCGAACCCGACAACCACGCCAACCTGATCCCCGCCACCCGCCAAGCACTGGAAAACACCGGCAGGCCTTGGGTGATCGAGAACGTACCCGAAGCCCCCCTACGCCCCGACTACCTGCTCTGCGGCTCCATGTTCGGACTCAACATCAAACGACACCGCGCCTTCGAAACCTCCTGGCACGCCCACCAATTCACCTCACCGTGCTCGCACCACCGCGACCTGCTGCCGTTCATGCACAAAGGCGAACGCGCCTACGCCGATGCACTCGGATGCTATTGGATGACCAGCCGGGAAGCCCGCGAAGCCGTACCCCCCGTCTACACCGAATACATCGGCGCTCAACTCCTCACCACCATTAAGGACGCCGCATGACCAAATACTGCCCACCCATCCGCCGCATCACCCGCGGCAAAAACCACCACTACGAAGACGCCGACGGCCGCCGCGTCCCCGGCGTCACCACCATCCTCGGATCTGGCCTGCCCAAGCCCCAACTGATCAACTGGGCCGGAACCGCCACAGCCCAAGGCGCAGTAGACAACTGGGACACCCTATCTGAACTGCCCCCAGCCGCACGCCTCAAAGCACTCGAAAACATCCGCTACGAAGTCACCAACAAAGCCAAAAACCGCGGCACCCAAGTCCATTTGTACGCCGAAGCATTGGTACAGGGCATCGAAGTCAAAGGCGTCCCCGACGAACTGCGGCCCTACGTCGAGAACTATGTGCGTTTCATCGACGCCTGGAAACTCGACCCAATTTTGGTCGAAGTCGTGATCGCAAATTACACATACGGATTCGCAGGGACATTGGATCTGGTGGCCGATCTCACCGGACCCACCGGCGAACGCGAACGCTACCTGCTGGACATCAAAACCGGGGAGAAAGGCATCTACGCCGAAACCGCACTTCAGTTGAGCGCCTATAGATTCGCCGAGTTCTACCTCGACACCGACGGCAACGAACAACCCATGATCCCCGTCGACAACACCGGCGCGATCCACGTCACCGCCGACGACGCCCAACTCATCCCCACCGTCAGCGAACGCGAGCAGTTGCAGATATTCAGGATCGCTCAAAAGGTTTACGAATTCGATAAAGACAAGGATGGGTTGATACTTCCTGCCTTGCGGCTGCCTACCAACTCGACTGCCAGCATCATCTGGGATGGTGACCATGAGTGACGATGTCCTCGAACGCGTCCTGAATCGGATCATGGTGTCCGACACCGACTGCTGGGAGTTTCAGGGCTGCCGACTCAAGTCCGGCTATGGACGAGTCGGATGGAACGGGCGGTTATGGCTCACCCACCGCATCACTTACACCTTTCTCGTCGGTGACATCCCTGACGATCTTGAGATTGATCATCTCTGCAAGAACAAACCATGTTGCAACCCAGAGCATTTAGAACCAGTAACGCGTTCAGAGAATATTCGTCGTGGGACACAGTGGCATCACACTGTTGAACGCGAATCCAGCAAGACTCGTTGCCCGCGGGGTCACCAGTACGACCAGATCAACACCTATATCACGGCAAAGGGGCATCGACAGTGTCGTTTATGCAAGCGCATTGCGGGCCAAAAATATGCCGCATCGCATCGTGGTGTCATCGCAGAACGCTCCCGTGAATGGCGCGCAAAGCAAAGGGTCACACCGTGACTGATCTGGAACGCTGGCGAGACGAGATGCTGCCAACCCCAATGCGGCAGATTGACCTCACCCAGTGGGCGCAAGAATTCCGCGACGTCTACACCATCGCCGAAGCCTTATGTAAGACCCCGTTCGTGCCCCGCGAAATGATCGGCCAGCAAGCCTCCGTCGCCGCCGCCATCATGAAAGGCCGCGAACTCGGCCTGGACCCGTTCGACGCGCTGGGCTCCATATATATCGTGCACGGGAAGGTGGGCTTTTACGCGGAGTTCATGCGCCGCCGCATCGTCCAAGCCGGCCACATTTTGAACATTGTGGAGTCCACCGAAACCCGCTGCATCATCGAAGGCACCCGCAAAGACACCGGCCAAAAACACCGCGCCCAATTCACCGCCGAACAAGCCCGCAAAGCCGGCATCGACCTCGGCAAATACCCGGCAGATAAACTGATTGCCCGCGCCACCTCGAGGCTGTGCACCCAGGCGTTTCCCGACGTCTTGTCGGGCACGCTGATTGCTGAGGATTTGATCGACGGCGTCATCCCCGCCGACACCGACCAACCAGCCCCCGCAGAGCAGCTCGAGCGGCCGGCGGTGCAACGCCGACGCCCCACCAAACCCGCCAAAGCCACCCGCACCCAACCTAAACCAATGCCCGCAGCATCCCCCACTGAGACTGATGACGAACTCGCCGAACTCCTCGGCGACACCCCCACCCCCCAGCCGGCGGCGCCGGAACCAGAACTCCTCCCTGTTCACTCCGACGCCGCCCCCCACACCGCCCCAGAGGAAGAGGGTGGCGACCGGCCCACACCCCACGACGACCATGGTGTGGGCCAACCGCCACCCGACCCGCCGGCCACAGCGCCACAAAACCGCCGAATGCACGCCATCTTCCGCCAACTCGGACTCACCGACCGCACAGACCGACTCACAGTGACATCCCACATCCTCGGCTACCCCCTCACCACCTCAGCCGGACTCACCCGCAACGAAGCAACCCAACTCCTCGACCAACTCGAAACCTGGCAAATCCACAACGAAGCCGACGAACGCATCAACGACATCCTCAACACCGCCGCACTAGCCGAAGCCCAACAAGACGAACAGGACACCACCGATGGGCTGTGACGACTACCCCACCATCACCGGCGAAATCGTTCTGACACAACCAGACCCCACGCCGCTAGTCGCACTGGGCCCGTTCGACCACGTCAAAGCGGCCATCGAAAAAGCCGAATCCGTCAAAGAACTCAAAGACATCCGCGACCGCGCGGTAGCAGCATCCGCCTATGTGAAGGCGGCGCGCCTAACCAAACCCGTCGCTGATGAATGCGCCGAAATCCGGCTACGCGCCGAACGACGCGCCGGGGAGATTTTGCGCGATGATCCACGCATCCGCCCAAATAGTAACGAGCTGTTACTAATTGATCTTGAGCTATCACGCATACAATCGTCGCGGTGGCAAAAGATCAGTGACCCACCAGATTACGTTTTCGAGGACTATCTCCTTGAAGCCAAAGCCGACGATAAAGCGGACATCAGCGCCAGCGGCCTAGCCCTGTTCTGGGGCCGCCAACGCGAACCCCAACCCGTCGACCGCATCCCACCCCGCGACGGCACCTATTCCTGCATCGTCATCGACCCGCCGTGGCCGATGCACAAAATCGAGCGCGATCTTTACCCCGATCAAGGCTACGGCTTGGACTACAGCACCTTGACAATTCAAGAGCTGGCCGACGATGACTTGGTTCCTGTCCGCACCCACGCCGCCGACGACTGCCACCTCTACCTCTGGGTCACCCACAAATTCTTGCCCGCCGGCCTACAACTCATGGCCGACTGGGGATTCCGCTACCAATGCGTCATGACTTGGCGGAAAAACGTCGGCTTCACCCCATTCTCCTGGATGTACGACACCGAACACGTCCTGTTCGGCACCCGCGGCAACCTACCCCTCCTCCAGAACGGGCTGCGACTATCCTTCGACGCCCCCCGAACCAAGCACAGCGAAAAACCCGACATCTTCTACGACCGCGTCATCGCCGCCAGCCCCGGCCCCCGCATCGACATGTTCGCCCGCACCCAACGCGACGGCTTCGACGTCTGGGGAAATGAGGTGACAGATGCGATCATTTGAGGATAACTGGGACCTATCCCAACGGTTCATCGAACCAATGCACGAACTGATCGCCCTCCACGTCTTAAAACCCCGGATGCTTAAGCCGGCGCCGATGCGCGAAGACTACGACCACGCCACAGACAGCCTCACAGTCACTATCGGTCAACTCCGATTCGCGCTCCGCGTACGGCGCAGGGAGTACTTCCCAAAATATCAGCGTGAAATCACATTTCGCAGCACCGCCAGATACGGTGCCATCACCGAATACCACAAAATATTGCTCCAGGGCTGGGCCGACATTCAAGTCTACGGTTTTGCTCACGACGATGACGATCCAGCGCAAGGACTCATTTCATGGATTATCGGCGATCTGAACATTCTCCGCGCGTGGCATGATGAGCACCTCGAATCATATCGAAATCTGAAAATACCTGGCCGTCCATGGCCCTGGTGTCTAGAACAACCCAACGGCGACGGAACGGCCTTCATACCATTCTCGTTAGCACCCTTGTTAGATCGACATTTCGCAATCGCACACCACCTTCCCCACGTCTTACGCAGACAAAAGATGGACATGGAATGGGAACAGCGATTAGAGCTACAGAACGAACGAATCGGAGGCATGTTCGAAGCGCGTGACAGATTCGGCAAACCATTACGCAACCCCAATAACGCAGTCTGCGGATGCGGCCAGCCACTATGGGCGGCAGTGTCGGTGAAACGTGGTTACTGCGAACATTGCGCCGCTCAACGCGGCGAGGGACAGGATTGGGATTCCTTCTAAATGGTGTGGTTTCTGGTGGACGATAATCTGACCTTCCACACGAAGGTCACCGCAGAACTGACAGCGGAATGAGAAATGGCGGGAGTCAAATGGATACGACTCGACACAACCATCTTCGACAACCCCAAATTCCTCTTCCTCAAAGAAGACCGACAATACAGAACCATCGTCATCCACCTCGAAGCCATGACGTTCAGTGGGCGCACAGGCCTCGCCGGCTACGTCCCTGCGGCCGCTCTGCGTGGCCTCGGCGCGACACGAAACGACGCTTCTCGGCTCGTTTCGGCTGGCCTTTGGGAGCCCGTTCCCGGCGGCTGGCAGATCCACGGCTGGGACGAACACCAACTGTCCGAAGACGACATGCAAAAACGCAGGTCAAGAGCCGAAAAAGCCGCCGCCGCACGCTGGGCCAAACGCAACGGAACGGACCCCCAACAATGATGCTTGAAGCAATGCTAAACCGATGCCACCGCGCGCGCGAGAACAGAACAGAACAGAACACTTACAAAGTACTTGTTCTTCTCACCTTGAAATAAAACGTTACGAAAGGCAACGCGCGCGAACGCCAGCCCAAAAAAACTGGCGCCCGCACAAAAAAACACCGCGAACACCAAACCGACGAAAGCCAACCAATGACCCGCCAACGCAAACCAAGCACACCAACGCCAGATCAAACCAAATGCTTCCATAACTGGCGCATCGAAACCTCAGCCGGCCAACAACACAAAACACTCATCTGTCTAAACTGTGGCGCGACCAAACGACGCCAACGAAAACATAACCATTACGGCCGGATCAACCTTTCACGACTGAGCGGATTCTGAAACATGACCCAATTACCCGACACACCCTACGACCACTACGACAACGCACTCAACGCCGCCAACAAACTCCCCGACAACAACGAAATCGTCGACGACATCACCATCGCACTCACCTCCATAGCCCAATCACTACTCGGAATGCTCAAACTCAGCCTGGAAAAACTATGACCATTCACTGCGAACAACTCGGCAACCGCAAATGGATCTGGTACTGCCAAACCACACAAGCCGGCTTCTGGCGCAGCCCCAAAACCTACGACACCCAAACCGCGGCACGACGCGCCGCCCAAACCTGGCTCACCCGGCGAGCCAACCCACGCAACCGCGGCCAATGAGCGATAATCCGCCCGTGTCCGTGAAAACCAACCCCGCCACGGTCATCCACTGCGCCATCTGCCTCAACACCGGCAAAGACTGGGCCCCCGCAACCACCCTGATCAGCGGATACGCCGTCTGCGCCAAACACATCGAACTGGTATCCCAACCCGAATTCAGCATCTGGCACCTGCACAAACGCACGGCCCGGCTATGACCGAACCCCAGGATCTTGCGTTGCCCAACGGCTGGCATCTGATCACCTACGGCGCCGAACAAATCTCCGTCGCCCCCGACGGGCTGATCATGTTCCCCCGCCACATCACACCAGCCCAAATCCCCGACTACCTCGCCGCCCTGTCCGCAGCCGCCGAAATCGGCGAACAAATCCAAACCGACAACGCCGAAAAAGCCGCCCAAAACACCAGCAAAGGCCTCTCCACCCGCCGAGCCATCCTCACCCAAGGCCCGCCACCACCCGGCGCCACCCCGCTACCCCAAACCACCATCGGCAAGCCCAAAGGCAGGCAACGATGACCAGCCCACTCGTCTTCCCCGTCTCCGCCGACTGGTGGTCCGGCGGCGACCCCGCCCTCACCGCCACCACCAGCGCCCCCGAATGGCTCCCCATCTCCGGGCTCGTCACCTTCACCCCACGACTACCCAAAGGATTCACCGCCTACACCGCCAGCTTCCCCGTCGCCGGCAACGTCAACGCCGTCCAAACCCTCACCCTGCTCGGCGCACCCGACGGCGGCACCTACACCATCAGCTACGGCGGCTACACCACCACCAACCTCGCCCCCAACGCCACCGCCTCCACCGTCCAATCCGCCCTCGTCGCACTCACCTCCATCGGCGCCGGCAACGCCACCGTCACCAGCCCCCAGGCCTTCGAATACGTCGTCACCTTCACCGGCACCCTCGCCAACCAACCCATCGCCCTACTGACCACCGACGGCCACCTACTCACCAACTCCGGCGGCAACACCGTCTCCATCACCGTGGTCATGACCACCCCCGGCACCACCGCCCGCAACGCCAAAACCGGCGTCGTCATCCCCACCCGCCAAGGCCGCATCTGGGCCGGCCAACTCTGCTCCATCGACGTCAACGACAGCCCCAACGTCCAGCTCATCTCCAACGACCCAGCCCTGAACCTGATCGACCAAAACGTGCCCTCCCTGATCTACGACGTCATGTTCACCCAAGTCCAATACGACTCCACCACCGGCGCTTTGCAAAACTTCGCGTTCGCCGCCCCACCCGACACCACCGCGGTCTGCTTAACCGACCCCACCTTCCCGCGCCTCACCTTCCAGCCACCGCCAGCATGAACAACATCTACGACGACACCCCAGAAACCGCGCCCAAACACAAATCAGCCATCACCATCAACGCCGCCAACATCCGCGCCACCAGAACCAGCGGCGAATACCAACGAGGACGCGACCAATACCTGCAACGCGCACGCAACCAACACAACAAAGACGGCACCACAGGCGCCGCCTGCTGGCTCTGCGGCGAACCCATCGACTACCAACTCAAATTCCCGCACCCACGCAGCTGGTCCCTAGACCACGCCATCCCGGTCAAAGAAAACCCGACACTGATGCTCAACCCCACCAACTACCGCTCAGCCCACCTCGACTGCAACAACCACCGCGGCACCGACGCGCCACGCATCGAGCTCGGCGAACCCTCCGAAATCTGGTAGAAAACCATGCTGCGCCAACTTCAACCAACACTCTTCGACAAAATCCAAACCAGCATCTCCGTCACACCAGAAGACGGCATACCACACATCACCGACCTACCCAACGACCTCATCACCCGACTCGGCGAACCCTACATGCGCCGCTACTTCCTCCTCGGCACCCCACAATCAAGCCCCTGCGCCCGCTACCACCAAATCCTCCAATCGGACCCACAAGACTTCCACGACCACCCATGGGACTTCATCTCCGTCATCATCGACGGCACCTACATCGAAACCACACCCACCAGCGAACAAGAATTCACACCAGGCTCAGTACTCATCCGCACCGCCGAACAACTCCACCGATTGACCATCCCCAACGGCCCCGTCTGGACATTCGTCACCACAGGCAAGGTACGCAGAACATGGGGATTCAACACACCCAACGGATGGCAACCCTTCCACGCCTACCTAGCACCACGCACCGAAATCAGCGAACCCAGCGAGATCTGGTGACTGTGCAACCACACACAGTTGGTCATTGCACAGGCCTAGAAGCTCATCTACGTTCAGTCACCAATAAGCAAAACATGGAGCATCGCAAAGGAGCTGCCCGCAGCAACCGCAGCTCTGGCATACGCGGTGTGTACTGGGACAAACAGGCCGGTAAGTGGTTAGCGATGGCGCAGCATAACGGTAAAAACCATAACGCCGGTAGATTCGACACAATTGTAGAAGCTGAGCACGCCGTTATTGCTAAGCGACTAGAGGTGTTCACCCATAGTGATGGACGGTGAACCCTCCGCCAACCCACCTCCGATCGAGCACCACCCTCCGCCAACCCACCTCCGGCCTGACCATGGTTCCGCTGACCATGGCTTTGCTGATGGTCACCACCCCACAGCGCACCATCCGTGTCTAATAGCGCGCAGTGTCCAACAACGCAGCGCACCATCCGTGTCTAATAGGGGATGGGGGTCGCAAAGTTCTGCAGCAAAGGGGGACCCCCGATGGTCAGAATCCGATTTTACCTCCACAAGCGGAAAAACGACATTGCTGCAGCGCTAAAAGCCCTGGTAGAGGCACTGTATAGGGTTGCCTAGTATTCAACAAAAATCGCGCTGACCAGCAAGTTTACGAAATCAAGATCAAAGTAATGCTACTAGTAAACTTTTAAAGTAACCTCCACGGGCTATCCGCTGCTGTGTGTAATAGCGGTTTTGTCTAATAACGCTGCCGCGTCAAATAGTCGGGGTGTGTGTAATAAGGGGTTAGGCCCAGGCGACGGTGATGGTGTCTGCGGTGGTGGTGACGATGGCGTCGTGGTGGGAGCCGCTGGTGACGGGCAGGATGTCGGTGGCGAAGGCGAGCAGGTCGGGCAGGGTGCAGGGGGTGGTGAGGGTGGCGCCGGTACCTGGGGTTTCGGTGTCGGGGCCGCCTTGGGTGACGGTGGTGACGGTGATGGTGGCGCCGCCGGGCAGCTGGCTGTCGTCGGCGACGAGTTCGGGGAGGTTTGTGCTGGTCAGGGCGCCGGCGAAGGTGCAGACGTAGCCCCAGTTGCCGTCTTTGGTGACGGTGATGTTTCCGGGGCCGATGGTGGTGAGGGCTTCGAGTTCGTCCTGGACGTCGCCGGCTGCGGGGTGGTAGTCGATTGGGCTGGTTCCTTCGCCGTTGAACCAGAGGGTGAAGTTGCCGCTGCCGGGGCTGCCGGTGATGTCGAAGCGTTGGATTTCGTTGGGCATGTTTTACAGTGTGTCTCATGGCACAGAAGGAATCCCCGGAGTTGTTGTCCGTGTCGCCTGCGGTGTTGACGTTGCCGGCGACGTTGGTGGGGTTGCGGGTGTGGCTGGATACGGTGAATCAGGTCCGTCCGGGCTCTAACAGTGTGGCGGTGACGGGGACGGCGACGACGTTGACGGTGGCATAGCCGATATCGACGCATCGCCCGTGATCGGGACGGTTTGGGGTGGTTTCGGGTCGTTTTTGGGGTGTTTGCGGGGTTTTTTGGGGTGTTTCGGGGTGCGGCATTGCCTAAGGGTTGGGCAATAATCTAGTTCATGACGCGTCGTAAGCCTCCTGCCCCGACTCCTACTCAGGTTTATGCGCAGCGGCTGGAATCGTTGCTTGGTGCGGTGTGGGCGGATGCGATGGCCGGGGAGACGAAGTCGGTGGAGGTGGCCCGGCGGATCTTGGCGCAGCAGGGCAAAAGTTTAGGGTTGGATGCCGAGGTGGGGGCGGCGCCGATCAGTGATCAGGAACTGATTCCCGATGATGAGCTGGCGTCGTTCCGTAAGCGGTATGTGCGTAAGCCGGCGTGATGACGGCCACCCTTTCGCAGCAGGTGACCCGGGTCGGGTCGACTAAGCCGCGGATCTACACTCCGCCGCTGCCGGAGCATCTTGACGCGCTGGGCTGGATGGCCCGGGACTGGTCCTGGGGATATGACTGCATCGATTTTTTGGAACAGTGTGTGGGCTGGTCGTTGTTGCCGTGGCAGCGTTGGCTTTACATCCATGCGTTGGAGAAAGGCGCGGATGGCACCGGGTTTCGGTTCAAGTTTCTGCTGGTGTTGGTGGCCAGGCAGAACGGGAAATCGCAGTGGCTTAAGGGTTTAGGTTTGTGGCGGTTGTTCGCTGATGAGCGCGGCGAGATTCATGAGGGTTGCCCCGGGGCGAAAGGGGCTTTGCTTGCGTGTCAGAACTTGCAGTACGCGGAGCGGATGCTTAAAGAGGTGGCGTTGGAGATCAAGAACAATCCGCGGTTGCGCCCGGAGATGACGCGGCACCGCACCGTTAATGGTCAGAATCGTATTGATTTGACGAATGAGCGGTATTGGCATGCGGCGGCGGCGTCGCATCGGGGTGGGCGGTCGATGTCGGTGGATATCGTGATGCTCGATGAGTTGCGGGAGCATAAGACGTGGGATGCGTGGCAGGCGATCGTGCCGACGACGACGGTGCGGCCGTATTCGCAGATCATTTGTTGTTCGAATGCGGGGGACACCTACAGTGAGGTGTTGCGTACCCAGCGTGATGCGGCGTTGCGTCGTATTACGACGGGGGAGACTGAGTTTACGGATATCGGGATGTGGGAGTGGTCGGTGCCGATGGAGGTGGATCCGGCTGATGAGTCCTATTGGTATCAGGCGAATCCGGCGATGGGGTTGTTGAATTCGTTTCGGTTGGAGGATCTGCGGGGCTATTTGGAGGCGCAGCAGTACCGGAATATGCCGGGGTTTCAGACCGAGCATTTGGCCTTGGATGTAGAGACTCCTGTCTTGACAACCGATGGCTGGAAGACGATGGCGACCGTCGTGGTGGGTGACCAGGTGTATCACCCGGACGGACATCCGGTCGATGTCGTACGCACCACTAGGGTGTTCGATGAAAGAGACTGCTTCGAGGTCACTACCACGGACGGACGCAGCGTGGTGGTCGATGGCGATCACCGTTGGACCGTGAACGATCGTCGCAGTAATCGCGGCTGGGAGACGCTGAGCACTCGCCACCTCCTCAGCAATGGCCTGCTTCGTAATCCAATCTCCGGGGGACGGTACGCCTATCGTCTCCCAACCCAGCGGGCAATCGTCTCTAAGCCAGTAGACCTGCCGGTGGACCCCTACCTTCTCGGCGTATGGCTTGGTGATGGGACCGCCGGAAAAGCCGAGATCACTTGTATCGAAACTGAGGCTGATGAGCTGATCGATTTGCTTGGCGTTGGTATCACCTCGATTAGGCAGGTCGGCAACGCCCGGCGGATCAACTTCCGCATCACAGCGCGCAAGTCACGCGACGGTTTTCCCGCGCGTTGCCGTGAGCTGGGCATTTGGACCGACAAGCGTATTCCCGATGTATATCTGACTGCGGGTAGCGAACAACGCCTGGCTTTGCTTCAAGGACTGCTCGATACGGACGGCAGCATCGACGTTAACGGCAGGGTTCGGTTCTGCTCGACACTCAAAGAGATGGCTGAACAAGTTCTGTACCTGGCGCGATCTTTAGGCTGGCGTGCCACCATGGTGGAAGGCGTCTCGCGGTACGCAGAACGTATCTATGGTGCCTCGTATTGTGTGGGTTGGACTCATGATGCGACCGAGCCTCCCCCATTCCGTCTGCGCCGCAAGCTGGCACGGGTACAGACGCGACCATCCAGGGCGGGAGAGCGCACATCTATCAGTATCCGATCAATAGCCGCTGTATCCCGTCGCGCGACACGCTGCATCACGGTGGGCAGTCCTGACAGTTTGTTCCTGGCCGGACGTGACCTGATTCCTACGGCGAACTGTCAGTGGGTGGATTCGTTGGAGCCGGGGATTATTCCGGCGGAGCATTGGGCGGAAACGATGGACGGGGCCAGCCGGCGGGCGGCGGGGGCGCCGGTGTATGTGGGGGTGGATGTCAACTATTTGCGGGCTCGTAGCTATGTGGCGGTGTGTTCAGAGCGGGGGGACGGTAGTCAGCATGTGGAGGTGATCGCGGGGGCGCTGGGCACGGATTGGGTGATCGACTGGCTGGTCACTAGGGCCGATCAGTATGCCGGGATTGCGGTGCAAAAGACTGGGGCGCCGGTGTCGGGGATGATTCCGGACATGCTGGCGGCCAGGTTGCCGATCACCCCCGTGAACACCGGGGTGGAGTTGCAGTCGGCGTGTGGACTGCTTTATGACGGGATCTGCGAGCACCGCATTTTTCATCGTCCCGCACCGTTGTTGGATCAGGCCGCCGCCTCGGGGGTGGGCCGCAACGCCGGGGATGCCTGGATTTTTGACCGCCGTAACTCTCCGGTGGATGTGGCGCCGTTGGTGGCGGTGTCGCTGGCGGTGTGGCTGGCGAACTATACCCCGGATGTCAAGAACCCGGTGTGTCACCCCTGGCCGGATCAGGAGGTTATCGCATCATGGGAGCAGCCGCCGGTACGCCTGGACGATGAACTGGAGCGGGCATGGATGAGAATGTGACCCCGATCGGGGAACGCCTCGGCAGTGAGCGGCTGTATCGGCAGGAGTTCCCCGCCGATGACGAGGGCATGTTTTTCGGTTCCAAGCCGGTTAAGGCGCCGAAGCCGGTGGCCGGGCCTCCACCTAGTCCCGAAGCCTCAACGGTGGGGGCCCGGCCATCCAGGCGCGGGTGGATGTCGACGGTCCTCGAGCTGGCCGGGATCACCGTGCTGGCGGTCGGCTGCTGGCTGCTGCTGCCGGCGATCGGGCTGATCGTCGCCGGGCTGTGTCTGATCCTGTACGGGGTGGCGGCCGGGCTATGAGCATCCTCGCCCGCCTATTAGACAGCCACCCTCGCGGCCGCGAAGATATGGAGATAAGAGCCCTAACATCCAGTGCTTTTGTCCCGCCTCCCCAAGTCGGGGTAATTGACGACTTCGTGGGAGTCCATCGGGCGATGGCGAACATGACCGTCTACGGCTGCATCCGGGTGCTGGCCGACACCATCGCCTCACTGCCGTGGGCGGCCTACCGCCGCGACAAGAAAGGGATCCCGGTCAAGCTGGATCCGCAGCCCCCGATCATCCGCCAGCCGTTCCCGGGGTTCAACCTGTTTCAGTGGCGTTGGATGGTGGTCAGCAATCTGGGATTGCGCGGCAATTCGTATCACCTGATCACCAGCCGGGACAGCGCGGGGACGCCGACGGCGATCATGCCGCTACACCCCGACCTGGTCTATCTGGAACGCCGGGGGGACATGCTGGCGTGGTTCGACCCGATCTACCGGGTGATGGGCCAGGCGGTGAATAAGAACGACATTGTGCATATCCGCCGGTTCACCATGGCCGGCGAACCCTGGGGACTCAGTCCTATAAGGCAGGCGGCCACCGCCATCGGCTTATCGTTGTCGGCCGAGGAATACGGGTACCGGTGGTTTAAGGAGAGCAGCAACCCCAGTGGGTTGTTGATGACCGACCAGAACCTGGACCCCGACAGTGTGGAACGCCAGCAGCAGAACTGGATCGCCTCCCACGGCGGGCGCCGCCTGCCCGCCGTGTTGACCGGCGGCTTCAAATGGCAAAACCTGTCGATACTTCCGGAGGAGTCCCAGTTTTTAGAGACCCGGGAGTTTCAGCGGACCGACATCTGCATCATGTTCGGCGTCCCCCCGGTCCTGCTGGGGGATACGAAGGCCACCACCGCGTGGGGCACCGGGATCCAGCAGTTGACGCAGGGGGCGATCACCTTCTCGTTTAGGCCGTGGGTGAACTGCATCGAGAGCGCCCTGTCCGATCTGCTGCCCCGCGGCCAATACGTCAGCTTTGATTTCGACGCCCTGCTCAAGGGTGACATCGACACCCGCTATAAGGCGTATCAGACGGCGATCCAGGCCGGGTTCGTCAACCGCAACGAGGTCCGCGCGAAAGAGGAGATGGAGCCGGCGGCCGATTTGGATACGTTCCTGCAGCCGGTGAACATGGCCCCCGCCGGGCATGACCCCGCGAAAACCGCCGCCCTGCAAGCCAAAGGACCGGCTGGGGAGAAACCCGCCGATTCTGAGCCCGGCTTCGGTGGGCGCCCCCAAACCCCGTCAACCAACGGATCCCCCGTAGGAGCAACACCATGACCAGCACCGCCGCCCGGCACGCTAACCGGGTCAACCTGCTCAACGTCCCCGAAACCCGGGCGGCGTGCCCGTTCGAATACCGCCAAGACCGCGACGGCCGGATCGTGCTGGAAGGCTACGCCGCCACCTTCGACCCCTACGACGTGTACGGCGGCCCCGATAAAGGCGGCTGGACCGAGCAGCTGCAGCGCACCGCGTTCGACGTCACCCTGGCCAGCAAACCCGACGTGATGCTGCTGGTCAACCATGAGGGGATGGCGCTGGCCCGGACCACCACCGACACCCTGTTCCTGGCCCGCGACCGGGCCGGCCTGAAAATCCGGGCCCTGCTCGACCCCGCCGACCCCGACGTGCAAAGGCTGATCCCGAAACTCAAACCGCAAGCCAACGGCCGCTCCAACATGGACGAAATGAGCTTCGGGTTCCGGGTCAAAGACCAGCTGTGGGATCAGTCGTACACCCAGCGGACCATCACCGAGGTGTCGCTGCACCACGGCGATGTCAGCGTGGTGAACTACGGCGCCAACTCGGCGACCCAGGTGGCGATCGGGGACGCGCTGGAGGCCGCCGCCGCCCTGTCGGAGGGGCAGCTGGTGGAGTTGCGCCGCCTGGACGCGAGTCTGGCTGATGCTTTGGACGCGGTCGCCCACACTTACCGCGCCGACAAACCCAAAAAGTACGCCGAGGTGGAGAATTTCGGCGATCCCGGCTACCTCGACGCGCAGGGCAATCCCGCCAAAGGCGGCAACGGTGTGAAACGCTACCCGCTCAACACTGCTGCGCGGGTACGGAACGCGGCGGCCCGGCTCGCTCAGAACAAGGGCCGCTACACCGCGGAGCAGTACCAGGCGATCCTGGGCCGGATCAAGTCGGCGGGTAAGCGGCTCGGGGTCGACATCAGCGATGACGACAAGAAGTCGGAGCCGCCGATCCCCTACAGCGCGCCCGCGCCCGCCGTCGTCCGCGGCGACTATCTGCCGCTGGGGCCCGCCGACCCCACCGAAGTCCCCTACACCAAAAACGACGACGAAGACGACGAGGAGGATGTCGAGGGGTGTGACGAGGAAGCGTTCGGCTGCCCCACCAACGACACCATCAGCGTGGGCGCGATCAGCGCGGCGCTGCGCATGGTGCGTGAAGCCGCCGACCCCGCCGGGCTGCGCAGCATCACCGCCCGCCTCGCCGAACTCGACAAGATCCGCGTGTCGCTGCCCCCAACCCTGGCCCCCTAACTGCTACCATCAGCACCCAGTCGCGAATCTGGCACAGAACGGCGGCGGCCCGGCACGGGCACGGCCGGCACGGTCAACCCCTCACCCTGTCACGCCTAAAGAAAGAGCCGCCGTCATGCCCAGCACTGATGCCGTCGAAAACAACTCGATGGAAGAATTCCTCAAACGACTCATCGACCAGCGCGCCCAACTGGTGGAAAAACGCGACAACCTGGAACGCAAAGCCACCGCCATCCTGATGGTCGCCAAAGACCAGCACGGCGACACCCTGTCCGCCGAAGAAGACGCCGAAGTACGCGCGCATGTCGACGAGATGCGGGGCCTCGGGGAAAACATCGAAGCCCTCGACAAACGCATTCAAGAGGTCGGCGAAGAAGTCCGCCGCTCGGGGACCATCGCCAACAACCTCGCCAAAGTCCGGCACACCGAACGCGCCGCCGTCCACGTCAAAGAGTCCCGGGTGTACACCGCGGCGAACAAACACCAACGGTCCTATGTGCGTGACCTGATCCGGTTCACCACCAACCAGGACCACGACGGCGAGTCCCGCCGCCGCCTATTCGACCACGCCCAGGACGTCGCGACCGAACCCGAATACCAGGAGTATCGCGACCTCTCCCGGGTCGACGGGTCCGGTGGGTATGCGGTACCCCCGGCGTGGCTGATGGACCAGTACGTGACCTATGCCCGCCCCGGCCGCGCGTTCGCCAACGTCTGCCAACTGCAAAACCTGCCCGGCGGCACCGACTCGATTAACGTGCCGAAGATGCTGACGGGTACTACGGTCGGAATCCAGGCCACCGACAACTCCACTGTCTCGGAGACCTTCCTGACAGATACGTTCATCAACGTCCCGGTGCGCACGATCGCGGGCCAGCAGGGCCTGGCGATCCAGTTGATCGATCAGAGTCCGATTGCGTTCGACGACGTCGTGTTCCGGGATCTG